GCCCATAATTTTATTTTCCAATCGGCTCAAAGAGCCCTTTTGACATTAACTGCACGATCTTTTCAAATTGGTCCCACCGATACATTTTAGGAGCTCCTTTTTCTGTTCTTGCGCCTCTATCCCACAAGACAATTTCCTGGGCACCCCACCGCTCAAAAAGCTGAAAGAATAGGTCTGTTGTCGTGATCGGGTCCGAAGAAACGATCAACTCAATCAGACAATATTTCCCGCTCGGTTGAAACACCCACGGGCTCATAAAATCGCTCAAGTTATTGAATAGCCGGATCAAACAAACGCCATGCACTTCCGAAGGGCTGATGACAAACGACATCAACCCGCGGTCCAGATACCAAGTCAGAATGTCGGTCAACGTTTGTTCAGTGGCGTTTTCCCAGGGCTCATACATCTCTCTGATGAATGGCGATAGTTGAGCCATCAAACGATAGAATTCGTGAGTGCGTGCAATCATAACAATTCCATCGGGGCCGCTTCCCACGCGCTCGCTTTGATCTGGAACAAATCCCAATCGCCATCGCCGTCGAGTTGCAATTGCAGCTCGCCGCAAACACCGATGCTCATCAAACTGATCGGTGCCCAATAATAGCCGATAACATCGAGGTCGAAGGGCAATTGGGCAATCGGCAACGTCAACAGCGAACCGCTCGTTGGGGTATCAAAAATAAACGGTTGATTAGCCCGGTCAGTGATCGCGGTCACCGTGACATCCACCTCCGATTCCAAGAACTGAAACCGGACACTGTGCGGCTGTATTTTGTTCATTCCGCCGGTGCCGGTGTATTGAGTTTGTACGTCCGTCTGGAAGGTGAAACTGCGCGTCACCAAGGTTGACTCAATCGGCGTCTGTACCCCGTTGATGTCCGTATCGTAATAGCGCCGATCCGGCGGATAAGTGAACTCTGAAACCGCGCCGTCTGTCGTCCCGATCAGTAAAACCGTTTCGTCAGGATTAGTTCGATCACGAGCCGAATCCCTGAACCCATGATCAGCGCCAGCAATGTCAATGCACCAATTCCCTTGCCAAGTGCCAAGCGTTACTGAGAAGGCCAGAATGTAATTGTTATAAGTCGCACCATCGAGCGGCACACTAAGCAAATACAAATCGTTCCAATAAGTCGCCCGAGCACACCCAATAGCCGCCCAATTGATGCGGTCGATATCATATTTTATCGGAGCTGAGATCGGCGTCCATACCCCAAGCTGATTGCTGGTTGGCATCTGCGAAAGCGCATAAACGCCGCGCCCGGTTTCCGAGAGGAAAAAGACATCGACGCCGCATTGGACAATGGTGCCGTGAGTGCAACAGCCAATCGTCGAGCTGGCTTTGTTCAATTCCCAATCAGGCACATCGAGGTTCGGCCCGGTCTGCACCACCCAAGTCGAGCCGTTCCGGAAAACGACCAACGTTTGAAATTGCCAGACAATTACTCCGGTGATTTCGTCAGTCGCAATCGGATCAAGGGTTATCTCCTGGGTTGCTGGATGCCAGGATTCAGGATTGAGAATATCGGAAACCACAAGCGTGTTTTTATTCGCATAAATCAATTGGCTGAACGCCCAGATTGGATAAAGCGCAGTGGGCCATTGCGAAGGGATTGGGTTGGTCCCGAACCCGGGCACGCTCGGATCATACTTCCAAAGACTTCCGCCTCTGGTAAAATAAAGAACGGTATCACAGAGAGCCGAATAGATTTCGTCACCGTTAGCGAACACCGGGCCGCCGCTGATATCGGTGTTCACTTGGCTGCGCGAATCGTAGATACCCCAATTCGGTCCGTTATTATAAAGGAAGCGCCCGCTCCCGAGATGCGAAATGGAATCGAAATTGCCGCCCGCCGCTTCCATCCGGGCAATGACGCCTGGCCGCGGACGATTCAGGTTATCCATCGCGCACAACCGGTTCGTCGATGACGCCGAAAGATTGTTCGCAATCGAATTAGGCGGATGAGTTGTGTCAACGCCGGAAAGGGGCACGCTGCCATCAACCAAAACTTCGTCATCAAGATTCTGGTTCCATTGCATGTTAACCCCATCCCCATCCCCACGGATCCGTTGAGGTTGGCCGCCAACCAAGACTGTTCAAATAGTCGCCTGATTCGTAAACGGTTGGGAACGCTTGTTGCCGGAATTCCGATTGGCTCTTCTCGACAGCAATCGCCGCTTGAAAATGGGCAATCGCTTTCTGTTCCCGCATATCGGCTTTCGAGAGTTGCCGAGCCCGCGTGTAAAGACTCGAGAGCGTGTATTCAGTCAGGCAATCCCAGATATGCGAAAGCCGCGGCACGCTCATATCGTTAGCCAGGACATCCGCTTTCAATTTCACCTGAAGTTGTAAATAACACGGCTGAAGAACGCCGGTCGCATCGGCAATCGTCGGATTCGGGTAAATGACGAACTGCGAGAAAACTAATTCCGTCACTTGAAACGGAACCTGAATCGTCATCGGCGTTGCCGCCGGTTGGGCCGCGGTGACAGAGAGTTTCCCTTGGCCTTTCGCGAACATCAAAACGCTAGAGTAAGTATTCGCCGTCTGGACACTGGCAGGAATCACCGTCACGCCGTCAGAAGACAGCGATGCTACCAACGTAAAATCGTCCTGCACGCCGTTCCCGTTCTGATCGAGTCCTTCAATATGGACTGCGAAGGCCGTCAGTTCGTTGGTGGTCAACGTGAGAATCCCCGGATTGACGTAAGGCCAAGCGTAGTTCTCAGCCCGGTAAAACATCGGGAGCCGGTATGGCGCATAAGCGTTGCCGCCGGTCGTCCGTTCCACCCAATCACGTTCCCGATACATCAACCGTTGAAAATTGATTCCGTCACGCGAGAACTTGCAGAAAACGACTTCTTCGGTATCGAGCGGAATGAAAAAGACGCCGGCTAAATTCGGGTCGGTCGTCACGTTAATGACGCGCATCGATTCGCGCCAGGCGTGGCCGTCATAGAGGGTGCTGTACTTGAGCCGGATTGCGTCCTTGGCGAAATTCAACATATCGCTACTGGTGTCGCCAACCGTTTGGCAACAGAAAGTAGCGACATCGATAACGGTCAAACTCATAAACTACCATCCGGTGTCTGCGGCGTAGTGGACTGAATACACGTGCCCCGCCGTAAAAACAGTACCTGCAAGACGGAAAAATCCCGCCGAATTCACATACTGTGTACCAGTTAATCCGACCGCAACCCCAGCTGTTGAATCCCAAGACGAATTCAGAGCGCCGTTGCTGGGATTATAAATATTAATAGTCGGAGGCGGTTTTGCCATTGCTTTAGGAAATCTGATAGAACCGTCGGCCACGGTAGCGCTGCATCCAATAAAAGATCCGCAGGCTCCGCTAAAATTAGCACTAGCAACAGCCCCAGTATAATCATACGATTTACAGTAGTACCTTAAACACTCGTCATAATTTTGCTGCCAGCTCTTGTCCATCAAAGTTGAGCAAACCGCCCCTGGTTCATGCTGAACGAATTGAACGTTAAACACGGAATTGACCGCGCTGGCCGCAAAATTACTCATCCCCGGCGCACCTAAATATCCTCCCGTTTGCCATGTGTCCGCAGCCGGAGCAATGTTGGTGGTTCCGCAAGCAAGACAAATACCGATCATATAACCCTGGACACCGGGAGTATTGACATAATTCCCGCCGCTCGGAAAAACTGGAAGATTCGGCAGTTGAATCAAGGTAGGAGTATTGGCGACCGGTATCGTGCAAAGCTTGACCAAGGTTTTCGTTACCGCGACATCGCGAAGATATAATGAAAAACTAAGCGGAGCCACCGTACTCTGAACCAATAGAGAGATAGAATGCACATCGCTTTGAAGTTCGCGCCATAACGGGCCTTCAACCGCTTGTTGAACAACCCAGAAATCTCCCGCCGCCAGAGTAGTTTGCTGCGTTATTACCGGGATGCGCAATTGAGCGGAACTTAAAGCGAAACTTGTTCCTGGGACTAAATTAGGGGTGTTGCCTAATACCTGGGAACTTCCGTTAAAAACCATCGATCCAGTTTTATTAGTAAACCATCTATCACAAATAAAAGTACCTGCGCCAGTGTTTATGGCGTTATGGACATTCCGCTGATCGACCTCGAAATTTGGGTTTCCGCAGGCGTTAAATGACCTCAATCTGACATTCCAAATCGCCGGATTCGGGTTGGTGCTTCCGATGATCGAACTCGAAAGAGTAGAAAACGGCACCTGATTGTAAGCGCCACCCGCCGTCAAAAGAAGCAGGTTATCGGCGGGCGCAACCGCCGACGCCACCGGTTTGGCACTGACAAAGGCCGGCTGAATCACCGAACTACCGATGATGTCATTCAATTTTTGCGCGGTGATGTTTTTCTCGCCGGTCGCGAACTGTCTGCTAGTGACGATATCAGCCATTTTTTGCCTTTAGATGGAGAAGATCATTGAATCAAGGTAAACGCTCTGCGCCACCACATCAGGCCAGACCGCGCTGTATTTGATGATTGGCAAGATATTGACCGTGCCATCGGTCCCGATCGTCGCTCCGTAGAGAACCAAACTTTGGGTTGAATCGCTCTCTTGCTGGTAACCGGCCAATTGAATCACTCGTTGGGCGCTCGGTCGCGCACCTGAAGGCAACGTGAAGGCAAGAGAAGCCCCGCTGGCCGCTTGCGCGATAATTCCGCGCCCAAACACCGTCAATACCGTGCCAACCGTTTGAATGCGGTAACCGCTGCCGCCACCATCACTCCAACCGGTCGAGAACACCGGCGTTGTCCAGGTGCCTGGATCACCCGCAGTCCCTGG